TTGCAGCTCTTTGACCCATTAAACCAGCAAGTATAGCTTGTTGAGCCATATATCCAGAATCTTGCAAAAGGTCTACTCTAGGCTCAAACATATTTCCAGCTAAGGCTAAGTTTGCGTTAAGGCCTTCCTCTCTTACGTTTTGACCAGCAGTATAAGCAGGAAGAAGACTATCAACAGCCCTTCCTCCATATGTTGTTATGTCACCTTTTAAAGCCTCTATTTGTTCTTCTGCTTGTTTAGCCGCTTTTTTATTAGCCTTATAATCTAAAATGCTTCCAACTGCTGAGGCTGCTGCGCCTGCTGCTGCTCCTGCTCCTGACATAATATTCTCCTAAACGGCTATCCAGCCTCTTTTACGATCACCACTAATCTGAGCAACCATTTTACGATATTGAATTGATCCAGCACTTCCAGAGGTATCTAAGTACAAACTAAACTGCCTAGCCTCTACATTGCCTTCTGGTGTACCCGCTCCTGTAATCGGTATGCTTAAAGCCGCATCTTGAGTGTACTGTCTAAACGCCTGAGCCATTGTGCCGTTATTCTCTACAATAGGCTGCGCTACGTTTAACTTATAAGTCATGCTGCCGCCTCTATGTCAGCCGTTAATTGAATAAACACAGGCTTTACAGGATCACTTAAAGTAAACCTAAAAAGCTCAAACCTTGAAGCTCTGCCGTTCCTTCTCCAAATGGCTCTCTTGTCGTATTCTCCAATCTTACCAACCTTCCGATAGCGTGTACTAGCCCATATCTTACCATTCGTACTTCTAGCCATACCAATCAAAGGGTCTTCACTGTCAGTATTTCCTACACCGCTTTCTACTGTCATCTCTATAGACGGTAATACAAAAGAGTTCATATTGTTTTGGAATGGTTGAGTCACTATAGTTCTTTGTATAGCAGTCCCATATTCGTTGTAGATTTCCGGGTCTAGCCTTCCTATCCTTCCATCACCAAGATCACCGCAATAAACATTGTTGTAAGCCCTAACCAAAGACTTAACTCTATAGGCTCCTAAAGTTTCATCTATAACAGACTTTCTTTCATGCCATCTTTTACTTATAAGGTCGTAAACAAACGTAGTAGAAGGCAGCGCAAATCCAACAAAGTAAGCTCCCTTCTGAGCATAGGACCAAGAGTAAATAGCATTTATTTGATCTGTAGTTAACTTGCCTAGCTCATTATCTAAAGCAGTTGTTGATATTTTTACAACATCATTACCACTTAATGCCCATATAGCAGGAGATTCTCTATACCCAGAGCCGATAAATATAAAAGTATCTTGCAAAGACTGAATGCTAAACGGACTAACTATACCCTTACTTAAAAACAATCCTGTCCTTTGGAAAGGAAAGTCAGCACCGCCAATGTTTTGAAATGCTTCTATAGTCTGCGAACCGCCTATAAAAAGCTGATTCTTAAAAACTACCGGAGCAACAATGTCATCTGGGTCTGACTCTGAAGTGCCAAAGTCTAAAGCGTTGTAGCTAAGTCCATCGTTTATTGAACTAACTATGAACTTCTTTGAGTCTGTTGTTAAGCAAAAATAACCATCAATATAGACTACCTGTTGAGGATTACCGTTAGCAGTAAAGTCACCATCAGTAATCTGAGTAAGCGTTGTAGAGGCGTGAGTATAAATATAGCCATTGCCGCCCGGAATCAGAATTAACATCTGCGCTCCGTTATCAGCCATAGATACTAATCCACTACCCGCTATGGTCCCTCTGGTAGTCAAAACATTACTAGAGTCCATGCTGTAAAGAGTATTGCCTACAACAAAGTAAGGCACACCATTCATTTCATGTGCGCCCCTACTTACTTCTAGCTGGCTAGTCATTGCTACTTGCTCAAGGCCCGGAGTACCAAACAATGTCTCTTGATTTAAGGCTTGAGTCTGAACTATGTTTGGATAAAAGTTAGTACACTCCTGAGCCGATATAGGCAAAGAGTCACTCTCATAATAACCATTAGCAATTGGCAATACAGTCTTTGGCATTAAGATGTCCTAAGAACAGCCCTAGAAACTATTAAATTATCTGTGCTTGTATCGTTAGCTACAAACACTTCAAAGTAATCATTTTGAGCCGCAGTCTCTATCCAACTAACAGAAATATTTTTTTCCATTGTGTTATCTGTTTCCGCATTTATTCTTGAGGCAGCTATTATTGTGCCGTTCTTTGCTAAGTAAACAGATACGTTTTGAGCTGAAGCTGAGGCTGTCTTTATAGACAAACTTGCGTCTAACACTAACTCTTGGTTAGCGGAGCCTGTATAAGTTATTCTTCCTGACGTTGTAGCTGATCCTACACCACTCTTTTGAACAACCCATGTTCCCGCTACAATTACGGCTGTTCCAGCTACTGATATAGTAGTAGCCGTTGAGTTAGCCTGTAAGCTTACAAGCCCATCTAATATAGTGTTTGCTGTTTCTGATATTGTAAGGTAGTTGTTTGTTCTTGCTATAGAAATTCCAGCTCCTGCAACCAAAGAAACTATGTCTGGAGTATCATCCGTTATGTTTCGCAGTATAGGTTCGCCAGTGCTATCGGCTGTAAAGTTTTGCTGAAGCTTTACGCCGCCATTAGCTGAAACGCTAGATATAACACCCGGACCATTCTCTAAGTTCCTGATTTTATTGATAGTTCCGTCTACATTTAATACAGCAGTTCCAGATGCATCTCCTTCTGTAACTATCGTTCCAGTAACTCCAAGTCCACCAAGAAAGTCAGTGTATAAAATTTTATAGTTTGTTCCGTTAACAAAATAGTCAATGTATGCGCCAGCATCTACGGATGTCTTTGCAACAAAGCCTGATTTTTTTCTACCTTGCGATCTATCCATTTGTGTTTTGCTCCAAAGCTATCGCGCCAGTTGTTTCTGCCAGAATATCCGCTTCTGAGTCTGGGTAGAAATGTCCAGAGATGCCTGACATATCACCTTCATTGCCTGAGCCTAACGGTAAAGTGCTAGGCATTTTGGTTTCTCCTATACTTTGTCCTAAAAGGCGCATTGTATTCATGCCTTCTTTTGCAGCTTTTACAAGACCCGGAGAAACTATACCGTTATAGTCTGGAGATACCTCTATAGCTAAGTTAGCAATAACGCCTCTTAGAGCGCCTGTTGGAATGGTAACTTCATCGCCTAAACCGGAAACAGTAGTAAAACCTAGCTTAACGCCTTGAGCATCAAGTTCTCCCATGTAATTGTTCATGGCAAAAATGAAGTCAGCATATTCATCAGGTTGCAAAGGAGCTTCACTAGCCTGTACTAATATTCGTTGTAATGATGCCTTAGCAACTTGCGCTACAGTAGCCATTATTCGTATGTTGCTCCAGAGTTCACCTTTTTACTTTTCTTTTTTTTAGGCATTTTTTTCATTTCTTGAGCAGCCGCAGCTCTACCAGCGGGAGTATAAGGAAACTTTTTTCCACCTACATTTGGCATATTAATATCCTATTTGAGTAGAGATTCTGGGAGCCGAAGCTCCCGTCATCCCAAGGAGGAGCTTTATACTCCGAAGCCGTGACCAGCCATAAACGGATTGAATGTTGCATAAGCAGGCAACAAGTCAAAACGAATCTTCTGGGTGTTGGCATCACCGTCAGCATACTTACTAACTCTGATAGACATACCATCAGATGTAGTAGCAATAGTGTCGGTTGAGTAAAGCTTAGGCAACTTAACAGTACCCATACCAAAAGCTTGCTTCATGTAGAACAAGTTTGGCTGATACATAGTTGCAGATGCGCTTAATACTGTAACAACAGCTCCGTTAGCAGGAGCAGCGTCAACAGTATTGTACTGACCAGCAGCCTCATAGATAGCAGGACCAGCAACAACTAGGTTACCAGCACCAGCACCACTAAGAGTAACGTCAGCAGTAACAACGCCTGTCCAATCTACCGCAACACCACTTTCGTTGATCATTGCAGTTTTGCTATCAAGGTTTAAACGCTTAACGTCAGCAATCTTAACCATGTCTCCAGCCTTAACAACCATATTGGCTTGTAGGCCAGTTACAGCTAAGGTTTGAGTCATAGTATCTTTTGCTGTGACATAGGTTGCATCAGGAGCAGCACTTAAAGTACCAGCTCTGTCAGCGCCTGTGCCAGAGGTAAAAGTGTTTAAGCTCTGAGAAGTTAACGCTCTAAGTCCACCAAAGTTGGCAGAGATTTGAGAGTTTTCCCAAGCTGTACGAACCAAGCTATCAGAGGCACTTAGGCCATTCTGAACGCTTGCAAGCTTAGTAGCTGTGAAAGGATTCATAACATAGAACTTATCAGCAGATGCTGGTACGCCTACGCTATCTAACAAAGCTCCAGCACCCGCTATGTCTGTCCAAGCATCAGCAAAGACACCGTGACTACCATAACGTAGTGAAGCATTTCTCATCATGTATCCACTGAGGTCTGTTTCCAGATCAGTAACAATACGTCTAGCAGCAGGAGCTAGGATTGCATCTAGCTGGTCTAGTTCAAGAGCTTCTTCAATGTTGCTCCAAGAAGTGGAAACAGTGAAGTAGTTCTGAACCGTACCAGTTGCCTTGCCTGCAATGATGTCAGACTTAGCTGCGCCAGATATGTCACCGCCTGCTGTACGAATTGAGTTGTAGTCGTGTGGACGTTTGAAGTCTACATTACTACCAGTGGAAGGGTTGAACTTGCCACTCAAGAGCTGAGTGTCAATAGTTTTTGTGACTACACGGGAAGCTTCAAAAGCATCTAAAAATACTCTTGCCACTTTCCGAGTAATATTACTCGATAGATTATTAGCCATTGGGCCACCTCATTCATTCAAAGGTTGCTCCTGCTGGGCCTCTAGCTTTAGGCGCTGA